CGTTCCACACCGAGAAGTCCGACGCGGGCGAGTATGTGCCCGTGCGCGACCGCCGGCCATCGGTGCGCTACGCCCTGTGCCGCCTGGTGGTGGACGATTCGGTATCGATGCTGTTCAGCGAGGGGCATTTCCCCGAAGTGCAGTGCGATGACGTGCCGACCAAGGAGGCGCTGGCCCAGATCATCAAGGAGTCGGTGCTCAACGACGTCATGATCGACTCGGCAACGCGTGGCAGCGTCGGCAGCGTGGCCATCATGTTCCGCGTCATCGAAGGCCGCGTGTTCTTCGAGGTGATGGAAACAGAATACCTGACACCGACGTGGAACCCGCTGGCGCCCGATACGCTGCTCAGCATCACCGAGCGCTACAAAGTCAAGGGCAAGGTGCTGGCCGCCGGCGGCTACACCGTCAAGACCGACGAAATGGAGTCTGATTTCTGGTTTCGGCGCGACTGGGATGCTCTGGCCGAGATCTGGTATGTGCCGCAACTGGTGTCCACCGACAAGCCCATGGCCGTCGACGCTGACAAGACCGTCAACCACAAGCTGGGCTTCGTGCCATCGGTCTGGGTGCGCAACCTGCCGGGCGGCGACGCCATCGACGGCGCATGCACGTTCCCGCCCGAGGCCATCGACGCCAACATCGAGATCGACTACCTGCTGTCCCAGGGCGGCCGCGGCCTCAAGTACAGCGCCGATCCAACGCTGCTGATCAAGGAGCCAGCCACCGGCACCAGCGGCAGCATGCTGCGCGGCGCCGGCAACGCCATCACGGTGGGCCCTGACGGTGACGCCAAGATGCTGGAGATCAACGGCACCGCGGTGTCCGCACTGATGGATTACGTCCGCATGGTGCGCGAGCTGGCCCTTGAATCGGCGCACGGCAACCGCGCCAACGCCGACAAGATCAGCGCGGCCCAGTCCGGCCGCGCGCAGGAAATGCTCAACCAGTCGCTCATCTGGCTGGCCGACAAGCTGCGCATCAGCTACGGGGAGGGCGCGCTGCTGTCCCTGCTGTGCATGGTGGTCAAGGCGTCGAACAAGATCAACCTGGTGCTCAAGGACGGCACGAAGCTGCCCAAGATGGCCACTGATAAGCCGATCGCCTTGCGCTGGCCGGCATGGTACTCGGCGACCGCGACAGACCGTCAGGCCGAGGCCACGACACTCAATGCGCTGATCACCGCCGGCGTGCTGAGCAAGGAAACGGCCATCAAGATCATTGCGGCCGAATACGACATCGAAGACGCGGCCGCCGAAGCGCTGCTCATCGCTGCCGACCGCAAAGCCGAACTCGAATTACTTGCCGCGACAACGCAGGCAACCAGCCAAGTGAAAGTGACCGCAACATGACGACATACAACCTCGTGGCTACCGGCGTGCCCGTCTCGCAGGCAATTACCTCGGGCGTCACCAGCGTCAACGTGAAGAACAACGGCCCGACGTTTATCTCGGTCGCGTTCGGCACGGCCGGCGTGCTGGCGACGCAAGGTGATCGGCGCTTGGCGCCTGGCTCGTCGGACAATTTCACGATGCCGCTGGGCACGAGCGCCATGTCGGTGATCGCGGACGGTCGGCGCTTCCCATGCCCGGTGACGGTGGTGGAGGGCGCTGTTGATCCGCGCGTGGCGTCTGCTGCTGGTGGTGGTGGCGGCGTACTGGCGACCATTTCCGGCTCGTATATTGCCGGGCAAACGCTGACTGCAGCCTACCCTGCCGGCACCATCGGCACGATCCAGTTCACGCATACCATGATCGCGTCGCCTTTCACGAAGTCGGCAATTTCCGGCGCCGTGGCCAGCGCGGTCAATAGCCTGACCTACCCACTTACGACAGCCGACCTGCCTTACACCATCGGCGTCGATTGCTCGAATCAGGTGTCGTCGGTGGTTGGCGGCGTGATTGCGGGCGCGCCAGTCGGAACGACAGGTTTTGACATCATCCTGATGGCGGGTCAATCGAACATGGCCGGCCGCGCGGTCATCGGCAGCTATGTCGATACGCCTAATGCAGCAGTGCAGCAGTGGGGTTCGTACGCCACAAACACAGCGACCTACCAGAAAATTGTTCAGGCGGCTGATCCGCTGTCGTTCCCTGATGCTACTACCGCAGGCGGAACATCGGGCCCCGCGTTGTGGTTCGCCCGCTCGTACTTGAGCACGCTCGCCAGTGGCCGACAGGTGCTGATTGTGCCGGTCGCTATCGGTGGCCAAGCTATGGTTGCAGCTGGCGCACCGTGGCACCCCGGAAGCCCAGGCGGCGTCACGTTTGAAATGGCGGTGGCGCGCAGCAATGAAGCCATTGCCGCCGCAGTGGCCGCATACCCATCTTCAAAATTCGTCGGCATCGCGTGGTTGCAGGGCGAATCGGACGGCGACGCTTCTGTTTCCCAGGCCGACTACGACACCAATCTGCGCCTCGTGGTGTCGACGCTCCGTTCGCGCATCACTGGCGCTGCCAATTCGTGGTTCGTTCTGGGCGGCATGGTGCCGGAAGCGCTCACGGCTCATCCGCTCTACTTGCCGATCAAGGCCGCCCAAAAAGCGGTTGTTGCGTCCGTGCAGCGCATGGCGTATATCGAGGGCATCAGCGGCTACAGTGCCGACAACCTGCACTACACGGTATTGGCCGGCGTGCAGCAGGTCGGCCCGCAGATCGCCGGCATCATTCCGACGGCAATCGCTGCGGTGCAGCAGGCCGGCGTTGCGCCGGTAGCATCGGTTGCCCCAGTCGTCACCGGCAGCACTGTGCAGGGTGGAACGCTGTTCTGCACGCAGGGCACGTGGTCCAACTATCCTGACAGCTACACCTATCAGTGGTTGCGCGCAGGAACACCGGTCGCCGGGGCGACTGCATCGTCATACCCAACAGTGTTGGCCGACGTCGGTAGTACTATCTCGTGCCGTGTTACAGCCACTGCCGGTGGAACCGCAGGGGGCTCGACCAGCACAGCAACAGCGGTCATCACTGCCGGTGGGTCTACGACAACAACCGTCTACAGCTTTGAGGCGGACACGGTAGGGGCTCAGCCGGCCAACACGACGGCCACCAATGGCACATATGAGATCGTCGCAAGTGTGGGCGCAGACACGACGAAGGCGTTGCACATGTCAGTATCTCAGACAGCGCCAAATCCTGGCGCGCTTTCGTTCGACCTGCTGACATCAGCAAACGCAGATCAGACATTGACGTGGAGGCGGCAACAAACGACCGCGTCAGCGCGAGATGGCATGTTGCTGCGGCCACAGGCAGCATTTACGACGCTTGCCAGCAATACGACGATTCGTCAGGGTTACCTATTCCAGACGAGTACTGCGCAAGGTGCCCTGCGAGTATTCTCCGTGACCGCTTCGGCAGTTACGCAGATCGGCTCCAACTTTACTCTAGATACCAGCACAGCGACGCATTTCAAGGCGTCTTGTATTGGCTCGACGATCACGTTCAGCTACTCGACGGACAATATGGCTACGTGGATTGCGGCGATCACCGTGACGAATACGGACAACCCGGCAGCCAGCGCCGCTGCAGTGCAGTGGATCAACATCGCAGCGTCCCTCACGGCATTTGTGGATGACGTTACGTTGACGGCTTGACGACGAACGTTGTTTTAATGAGAACTTATTGATGCATTCAAAAAAATGATATTTTCTTAATTGCAAGTTGCAATAATTTAATGCGATGATCTTGGTTCTTTTCCAATAATAAAGAACTATATGCTAAGAGAAATATTAGATGCACTTAAAAGTCCGAATGATCATCCGGGTACATCGGCCGCAATATTCTTTATATTTTTGATATTTCTGGGCTTTATTTGCCATGCGTATCTAAAGCCTGATTTGGCGGCGATTGCAGTAATCGAGCACCGCAGCTTACTGCCTCCCCGTAGTTGATCGACTGAATCGCAAGACCCGCCCCGTGCGGGTTTTTTTACGCCGGCCGATCCGGCACCCGCAATGCCGCCAGATGGCGGCTTTTTACTTTGGAGGCCAGATGGCTGACGCAGAAACAATTAGCACCCTCGCAGTGAAGATTCGCCAGAACCTGAAGGTCGCGGCCGCAATCGTCATCATCCAGCACGAAGGCGGCGCCATCAGCATGGTCGCGGACGGCTGCAACCACGCGGTGGCGAACAGCATGCTGTCGCTGGGCATCCACCTGAACCTCAAGCAGCACGACGAGCAGGTGCTCGCTGGCGCAGCTGGTGAGGCCGCACAGGCTGCCGCGCAAGAGATCGAGGAGGCGAACCATGTTTAAGACGTCACGCCTGTTCGGCGCCATGATGGCGCGCTACATGGACCCTGCCACCGAGACGCTGCCAGGCGGCGGCGCACCAGCACCCGCTGCCGGCCCGGAAACGTTCAGCCGCGAGTACGTCAGCGAGCTGCGCAACGAGTCGAAGACCTACCGCCTCAAGGCGCAGGAAACCGAAGCCAAGGTAACGGCGGCCGAGGCCAAAGCGGCCGACGCCGAGCGGGTCGCAAACGAGCGCGTTACGGTGGCCGAGACCAAGGCCAACGAGCGCATCATCCGCGCCGAGCTGAAAACGGCGGCCCTGAAGGCGGGCATGCATGACCTGGACGGCCTGAAGCTGGCCGACCTGTCGGCGGTCAAGCTGAACGATGCTGGTGAAGTCGAAGGCGCTGATGCGCTGATGGCCGCCATGAAGGAATCGAAGCCGTACCTATTCCAGACCGTCAGCACCACGACGCAGACGGCGCCGGCGCCGGGCAAGACTCCACCAGCCCCCGCTGACGCCCGCAACATGACGCCGAAAGAGTACGACGCACACAAAAAGGCGCTGTTGGCCGGCAAGTAACACCGCATTTCCCGTATCGAGGACTGACTCCTAGGCGGATGAAAACCATTTCTTTCATTCAATTAGGAGTCCCTCATGGGCATTCAAGCATTCCCGGCCGCGCTGCAGCCGATCATCCAACAAAACATGCTGGAGCGCGAATTCCAGGATGCGCTGCAGTCCGTCACCGCCTTCCGTTCGATCGCCAGCCGCGAGCCGTTCCCGAACAACATCGGTGAAACGCTCACCAAGACCCGGCGCGGCCTGAAAGCGCCGGTCACCACGCCGCTGACGCCGGCGAACAACACCAATCTGGACAACGGCCTGACGCCGGCCAGCTGGACCGTCGAGCAATACTCGCTGGCCATCAATATGTATGGCGACACGATCGACCTGAACATGGTCACGTCGCAAGTCGGCCTGGCGTCGCAGTTCCTGCAAAACGCCAACGTCAACGCCATTCAGGCCGGCCAGTCGCTGGATCGCCTGGCGCGCGGCACGCTGTTCAATGCCCACCTGGGCGGCAACACCCGCGTGCGCACCACGCTGGGCGCCGCTGGCGTGGCCGTGTCGGTCGATGACATCCGCGGCTTCCTGCTGGTGTTCGCCAACGGCGTGCTCGTGCCTGTGTCGTCCAGCGCGCCGATGACCGTCACCATCGGCGTCGACGCTTACACGCTGGTTGGCACCGCTGCTGACTCGACCAACGTGTCGACCGCTCCGGGCGGCATTTCGGGCGTGCTGACGTTCTCGACCAACGTCACCGTTGTCGACGGCACCGCGCTGCAGCCTGTCGTGTCGTCGGTCGCTCCTGCCGTCCTGCGCGCCAATGGCCGCAGCACCACGGCCGGCCTGGTCTCGGGCGACGTGCTGACGATGGGCTTGTGCCTGGACGCCGTGGCGCAGATGCGCAACAACAACGTGCCGACCATCGACGGCATGTACAACTGCTACATGGACAACAAGTCCGCGCGGCAGCTGTTCACCGACCCGGACTTCAAGCTGCTGTTCCAGGGCGCCAACGCGTCGGAAGTGTTCCGCACCGGCCGCGTGGTCGAGCTGCTGGACCTGCGATTCATTCCGACGACCGAGGCCTACCAGCAGACGCTGGGTAGCGTCGCCGTCAAGCGTCCGATCATCTGCGGCAGCGGCGCGCTGATCGAGGGCAACTTCGCGGCGCAGGGCCATTCTGACGTGCCGACCGGTAACGCGATGGTCAGCGAGCACGATGGCGTCACGATGGTCACGCGCGAGCCGCTGGACCGCTTGGCGCAGATCATCGCCCAGTCGTGGTACTGGATCGGCGGCTTCACCGTCCCAACGGACATGACCGCCAACAGCACCATCATCCCGACCGCGACGAACAGCTACTACAAGCGCGCGATCGTGCTGGAAACGGCGTAACAACCTGGCGCGGGGTCGAAAGGCTCCGCGCCTGTTGGAGGCAACATGGTCAAGAAAACGGCATTACCAGAAACACCAGATTCCGAACCGCTGCCGGCCCGCATCACCATGGTCGACCGCGCGTTCTACGAGATCGGCACCAGTGGCGTGCACCGCGATCTCATCCCCGGGACCGTCGTCATGGACCCGGAAATCATCAAGGAAGTGCTGGCGCGCGGCGCTGCACACTTTTAAGGCTGCCATGTTCACAGATGCGGAAAAAGTCGATATCCGGCGCTTTTGCGGGTTCCAGGCCTATGGCTCGGCCGCTGTGCAGGCGTTCGGCCATCGGTTCTACACGCACTATGGCACGCTGGAGTTTCGGATAAACAACTACAGCGATGCGGAGGAAACAGTGATCCGCACGACCTACCTGGCCAACCTGTATCCGCTGGAAACGGCGATCTTCGGCGCCAGCGACAACCTCGACACCGACGTCGCGGCCATCTGGACGCACAACAAGCGCGAGGTCGCCGACCGCCAAGGCCTGTTTGACCTGGTGCGGCGCCAGCTGTGTGGATTCATCGGCATCCCGCCCGGGCCCGGCCTGGCCCAGTCCGGCAGCGGCATCACGCTGATCGTCTGATGAGCACCCGCTTCCCGGAAGTAAAAATAGACGGCTGCTACGTGGCCGACAACACGTTCAGCGAGGACGGCAAAGTCTGGCTCGTGACGAATCTAATCGCGCGCGCCAAGGATTTGGAGGTTTTCGACCTGCCGCTGGCCGCGATCTACTCGGACACGGAGGTTTGGACGCCGGTCGGGTCAGCCTACGGAATCGCACACCATGTGCGCCGGGCGCTGGACGTCAACACCGAGTACCCGGTCATCCTGAGCCAACAGGGCTTCATCATGGATGGCTGGCACCGCGTGCTGCGCGCCCTGATGGATGGGGAAAGCACGATCAAGGCCGTGCGTTTCGTCACGACGCCGATGCATGATTACCTGAAGGCAACCTGATGGACGGCGCCAAAATTCAGAACCGCGTGTATCGCGGCTACGCCAAGGCGGCCAGCAAGATCGGCCTGGCGCACGCGCTGTACCGGCCTGTTGGCGCCGGCGCGGCGCTGGCACCCGGCAACTTGATCACGTCGCTGCCGGCCAGCTTCAACGCCGAGGACATGAAATATGGCCGGCCGAACAAATATGGCAAGCCGACGTGGTTCGCCATTGTCGACGGCGCGCAGACGCAGGTCGGCGACTACCTGGTCGGGCCCAGCGGCACGTTTTTCATCGCCGCCCAGCAGGCGCTGCTGCCAATCCTGGCCGTGCAGTGCTCCAACACGATCAACGTGCTCCGACCGCAGCAGCAAGGCGGCATCGGCGCGCAGCCATACGGCGGCGACACCGACGCGAACGAAACGCCCCTCATGACTGGCTGGCCCGCATCGGTGCTCCAGGGCACGAAGGGCGAGAAGAGTGAAACGCAGCTTCCCGGCGACACGCGCACGCCATGGTGGGCCGTTCTGGTGCCCGCGCTGGCCGACGTGACGCTGCGCAGCAATGACATCATCACCGACGACCTCGGGCGCCGCCTGATCGTCAGTTCGGCCGAGCTCACCGATATGGGCTGGCGCATCACCGCAATGCAGGCCATGACATGAGCGACATCAGTGACGTACAGAGCGCCCTGGTGGCGATGGTCGCGGCAGCCGTCTACCCGAGCGGCACTGGCGCGGCGTCCATGTCGGGCAAGGACATCGTGGTGTATGCCGGCTGGCCGACCAGTTCGCGCCTCGACGCGGACCTGTTGGTCGAAAAGGCGCACGTCACCGTGTTCCAGACCAACATCGAGACGAACAAGAGCCGTTATTCGAAGGATTGGGACGAGCAGACGGTGAGCGCGGCCGGCCTGGCCATCGCCGTGGCCGGGCAACAGATTACGATCACCGGCGCGCTGCCGGATCCGTACCAGCAGGAAAACGTGTCGATCACCGTCAGCGGCAAGCCTTACGTGCTGGTCGCGCTGGCCGACGACACGCCCGCGACGCTGGCCGCCGCGCTGGCGGTGCTGATCGCTGTCGACTGGCCCGGAGTTGCGGCCGCCGGCGGCGTCATCACCTTGCCAGGCGCGGCGAACATCATGGCGGCGCTGATCGGCGTCACCGGCACGACGGTGCGCGTGCTGCGGACGCAGGACCGGATTTTCCAGATCACGGTCTGGTCGGCCGCGCCGGCGCAGCGCGACATGATCGGCGCGGCGTTGGACGTGGCGCTAGCCGGCATCGAGCGCTTCACGCTGCCAGATGGCTTCGGCGCCCGGCTGATTTATCGCAATAGCCACATCACCGACCAGCTGCAAAAGGCGAAGCTCTACCGGCGCGATTTTCAGTACAGCGTCGAGTATTCGACCACGCAGGCCATGGCGGCGACGCAGATCACACAAACCACGCTCAACGCGACGTTGAGCACCACATAAGGCGCACCATGAACATCGCACTGACCGTTGTCGAAGACTTCCTCACCCACATCAAGGGCGAGATCATCAGCGACGCCAAGCTGGTCGAGCAGTACCTGGTGTCGGAGTATCAGGACCATTTCGTCAAGACGGCAGCGCCGGCTGCTGCGGCGCCTGCTGTCGCGCCGGCCGCCGCCAGCGCCGCACCCGTCCCGGCCGACGCCGCGGCGAAGTAACCCAGCCGCAAGCCATTTCGGCCGCCTCCGGGCGGTTTTTTACTTTCTAGGAGGCGTCCATGCCTGTTGTCCAAAGCGGTAGCATCAACACCACCGCGCTGATTGTCCCGGATTTGTATGTACAAATCGTTCCACCGAGCGTCGCGTTGCTCAACGGCGTGGCCACCAATATCCTCGGCATCGTCGGCACCGCGCCCTGGGGCCCGGCGAACGCGCCGGTCGTCGTCGGCGACATGGCCAGCTACTCACGCCTGTTCGGCGCCATCCAGGCGCGCAAGTACGACATGGGCACGGCTGTTGCTGCCGCCGTGCTGCAGGGCGCCAACAACTTCCGCTGCGTGCGCGTCACCGACGGCACGGACGTGGCCGCCAGCGGCACGCTGACCGCAGCGTCGGCCGCTGACGCCGCCGCCATTGCCGCCGCGATCAACGCCGGCCAGTCCGGCCTGCGCGGCGCGTCGCAGTTCGTCGTCGCCACCTCGGCCCTGGCCGTCGTCACCGTCACCGCGAAGTACACCGGATCGCTGGGCAATTCGCTGGTGGCCACCATTGGCGCCGGCACGAAGACGGCAACCAGCCGCGTCACCATCGCCCTGGGCGGCCAGGTGCCGGAAGTGTTCGACAACATGGGCGCCGCCGCCGCCACCGCCGCGACCGCGACCATGACCGGCGGCACGGACGGCGCCACGACCATCACCGGCGCCGTGCTGGTGGGCCTGGACACCGTGCCGCGCAAGGGCATGTACGCGCTGCGCAACACCGGCACGTCCATTGCCATGCTGACCGATGTTGACGACTCGACGCAATGGTCGACGCAGGTGGCGTTCGGCCTGTCCGAGGGCATGTACATGATCGGCGTCGGCCCGGCCGGCGACACCATCGCCAACGCCGCAGCGGCCAAGGCCACGGCCGGCATCGACAGCTACGCGTTCAAGCTGCTGTTCGGCGACTGGGTGTATTTCAACGACACCGTGAACAGCCTGATCCGCCTGATTTCGCCGCAGGGCTTCATCGCCGGCAAGCTGGCCAACCTGTCGCCCGAGCAGTCCAGCCTGAACAAGCCGCTGTATGGCATCGTCGGCACGCAGAAGAGTTACCAGAACCTGGTCTATTCCAGCGCCGAGCTGGCCCTGCTGGGAACGGCCGGCATCGACCTGATCACCAACCCGATTCCGGCCGGCGCCAGCTTCGGCGCGCGCTTCGGTCACAACAGCTCGAGCAACGCGGTCACGAACGGCGACAACTACACGCGGATGACGAATTACATCGCCTACACGCTGAACGCCGGCATGGGCCAGTACGTCGGCAAGCTGCAGTCGCCGACCGTGCGCCGCTCGGCCGCCGCCGCGATCTCGTCGTTCCTGGAGTCGATGAGCGGGCAGGGCATGATCGGCAGCGCCGACGGCACCACACCGTACAGCGTCCAGATCAACGACGCGAACAACCCGCAGGCCCGGGTCGCGCTTGGTTACATGCAAGCCGATGTCAAGGTCCGCTACCTGTCGATCATCGAGAAATTCATCGTGAATCTGGAGGGCGGCCAGTCCGTGACCATCAGCCGCACGTCGACCGCCCTGGCGTAAGCCGCTCATCAACATAGGCTCGCTCCGGCGGGCCGCTTCCTTATTGGAGCACCAACATGCCAGCAAACGGTTATTCCGTCGGGCGCGACCTCTCGCTCGACCTTACTGGCCCGAACGGCCCTTTGACCTTCTCGCAGATCGTCGGCTTCACCAGCAAGCCCGACATCACCGACAAGAAAATCAAGGGCCTCGACGGTATCACCCGTCACCTCCGGTTCCCTGACGGCTGGTCGGGCACGTTCGACATCGAGCGCCAGGACAGCACGGTGGACGACTATTTCTCGCAACTGGAGGCGAACTATTACGCCGGCCTGAACGAGTTGCCCTGCACGATCACCGAAACCATCCAGGAGGTCAGCGGCGCCATCACCCAGTACCGCTACCTGCAGGTGCTGCTGACGCTGGAGGACGCCGGGAATTTCAAGGGCGACGACAGCGTGCACCAAAAGATGCGATTCGTGGCTGCCCGCCGCGTCAAAGTGTCGTAATTCACCCGTCGCCGGCCG